AGTAGCAATATCTTATTTTGGTTTGATATTGATAATTGCTTACTTAATACTTACTAAATGAAACAAATAATAAAATATGAAATAGAATATCACTTTCTAAATATGGAACCGATAGAAAGTTATGATTTTAGAGTACAAACTGTAATGGCTACAACACCAGAAGAAGCGATAGAAGCAATTAAAAAATCTGCACCTATTGGATCTAAAGGTTTTAAAATAGTTAATTATGACAGGTAGTGCAGACTTATCAAGACTGAGACAAGCAGAAATTGAAGCGCTTAGAAAAAGAGTACAAGAACTTGAAAAAGATAATTCAAATACTCTTGAAGAATTAGATCTTGTAGATAATGAAAATCACACATTATATAATAAAATAGAAAAATTAGAAAAAGAAAATAAACAATTAAAAAAAACAATTTATGACTTACAAAGGAAAAATTAAAAGCATAGAAGCTAAAGAAAGTTGGGTAACTGATGGTAAAGAATGGACTAAATATGTGTTTACATTTGATAATGGGCACGCACCATTTGTTTATAGAACAGATAAACTTAATTACAAAATAGGGTCAGTGGTAGAATATGATACTGATACTAATGCGCAAAAAGCAAAGATAATTACTAAAAACCCAAAAGAAGAAGAAAGTGTTAAGCTAGAATACAAAAAAACTGATGATGTTCAAACTTATATCATTAGACAAAGTAGTATGAATAGGGCTACCGATTTATACCAGGGGCAGTTGTTTGACTGGGAAAAAGAAGAAAATAGAAATAAATTAATTACATTAGCAAGAGAAATAGAAAAATACGTACACAATGGATAAAATAAAATTTATAAGTGGTTTGTACCCAAAACCAGCAAAAGTAGATTGGGTAAAAAGTGATGTTTCAGTAAACATAGAATTATTAATTGAAGAACTTAATAAGTTAAAACCAAAAGCAATAAAGGGTTTTATAAATCTTTCTTTATGTGAAAGTAAAGCTGGTAAACAATATTTTAAGTTAAACGATTATAAACCAAAAGAAGTAACAACTGCTGATCATAGTCCTGATAGGGATGATTTGCCATTCTAAAATATAATTATGAAAGAATATTGGGTACATAGAACTACAAGTTTACATCAATCAGCGGGTGTTGTTCATATAGAATGTGAGGTATGCAACTGGGATGGTGAGGATAAAATATATCTTGAATGGGATGCACAAGCTTTGATAGATGATATACCAGCACTTTTTGATTTTGCTATGAAAGCGAGAGAAGAAGCTGAAAAAAATAGAGTAAAAAAATATAAAGAATTTAAAAAGAAATTATAATGCCAATAAGCAACGAAATATTTGAAAGTTATAGAATTGAAGAAAGGGCAAAGGAACAGTTAAGAGCATTAAGACTTTTAGCAAAACAAGGATATACCATTTTAGATCTTGAGGGTAATATAATAAATAAACATAATATAGATGATGAAAACAAACCAAAATGGTGGTACAAAAGAGTCAGAGGAAATAAATAATTTAAAAGAAAAAATTATTTGGTTTGAATTGTTTGTAGATTATATTTACCATAGTGATTTTAAAAACTATAAAAAAGCATCAAGCTACGCAAACAATTCTATGACAAATGCTGATTAACTATGACAAGCAAATTGACAAGCTGATTAAAGTCCGAAAGGGTGAAGTATCAGAGGGTTACAAATTAGACATACCACAAATAGACGAATACTTTAGATTCAAAAAATCTAATTTCAATTTAATATTAGGACACGCAAATTCTGGTAAAACAACAATTACTCTTTACTTAATGTTGTTATATAGTGTGGTGCATAAATTAAAATGGTTGGTTTTTTCAAGCGAGAACGATCCACACCAAATGATAAAAAAGCTAATCGAGTTTTTAGAAGCAAAACCAATTAATCTAATAAAAGAAGAAGAATTTAACAAACACGCTAAATTTGTATATCAGCATTTTAAGTTTGTAGATGCACAAGAACTTTATACTTATAAGCAATTAATTAGTTTAGGTGAAAGTATTAACAAAGTTTGGAAGTATGATGGCTTTTTAATTGATCCATATAATTCGTTATCTATTGATAGAAATGTTTTAGGTGGTATAAACAAACACGATTACGATTACCAAGCTACAAGTGAAATGAGAAACTTTTGCAAAAAAGAAAATGTATCTATCTGGCTTACAACACACGCTGCAACCAACGCTTTAAGAATCAAACACCCAGCTGGGCATCCATATCAAGGACATCCAATACCACCTCTTGCAGCAGACGTTGAGGGTGGAGGCAAGTTTGTGAACCGTGCCGATGATTTCATTTGCTGCCACAGGTACACCCAACATCCAACAGAATGGATGAACTTACAAATACATATAAGAAAAATTAAAGACGTTGATACTGGTGGAAGACCAACACCAATTGATAGTCCTATAATATTAAAGAGCATAAAAAATAATGTTGGTTTTGAAATTAATGGAAAAAAAACTGTACTTTTATCTTTATTGGAAAGAATAAAAGCACCATTTTGAATGTCTTAAAGAAACTAACCGACAAACATAATGACTGGATTGCTATTGTAAAATCATTTGGAATTGACGATTACGCTGAAGATTTAGTCCAGGAAATGTACGTAAGAGTGATAAAATATTTACGTAATGGTAAAGATTTATCATACGGTGATGACATAAATTATTACTATATATATATGATGTTAAGGCATATGACTACAAACTTGCAAATAAAAAAGTCTAAATTTAATGTTATAAATATAGATAACTATATAAATAAAATAGGAAAACAAACACCAATGGGTTTTAACATAGAAGAAAAATATAAACAAGTAATAAAAAAATTAAACGAATTGCATTGGTACGATAAACAAGTGTATGAAATTATTGAGGGTGGCACAAGCATCAAAGAATTATCAGAAAAAAGTCATATTAGTTATTATAGTTTATATAGGACTTATAACAAAGTAAAAAAAATATTAAAAGAAATTTTATAAAGTTAAAAATGATTATATATCCTGAACACATACTTGATGAAAAATATAAGGGGCAGCATAGAAAAAAAACTAATTTGACCATAAACACCCCAAGAAAATGGACTGATAAAGAAGAACAACACGCTTTACATCTAAAGACAATGGGTTTTAATTGTGAGTATATTTCAAGATGTTTAGATAGAAACACAACAAGTGTTGCAATAAAACTAAAACGATTAGCTAAAAAGAAAGATGATTATAATGAAAAACATCGACAACAAAAATACAACTTAAACAAAAAATTTCTACAAATTATTAAGCCAAATACTGTTTTAGACTTGTACGCTGGTAATAGTTGGTATGTTAATAAAGTTAAGAATTTAACAACCAATGACAAAGATAAAAAGTTCAACACAGATTATAATGTTGATGCATCTAAACTAATTGCCAAACTATATTATGAAAACAAAAAATATGATATAATAGATTTAGATTCTTACGGTAGTGCGTATGATTGTTTTGAATTATGTTTTAGAATGGCAAAAAAAGGAATAATAATTACTTTAGGTGAATTTGGTCATTTAAGATGGAAAAGAACTGACTTTGTAGAGAAAAAATATAACATTACTGATTTAAAAAATTTTAATTTTCAAAACATTAATAATAAAATAATTGAAAAAGCTAAACAAAATAATTGCAATTTAGAATTAGTTTTTTTGGGTAATTATAGAAACATAAAAAGAGTATATTATAAAATTATATAAAAAAGTTTTTACACAGTGATACAAATAATAAATAAAGATTTTAGAGATTGTAAAATACCAAAAGGTTTAACCATTACAGATCCACCTTATAATCAAAAATATCATTATAATAATTACAAAGATTCTTTGAAAGAAGATGAGTACATTGAGTTACTATCTAAAATACCTGTACCTTGTGTTATAATTCATTATCCTGAAGAAACAATAAATCTTTTACCAAAAGCTATAAAAGTTAAATGTGAGCAAGTAGTATGTTGGGTTTATAATAGTAACACAAGTAAGCAAAGTAGATTGATAAGTTGGTGGGGTTGTAAACCTGATTTTAAAAAAGTAAAACAGCCGTATAAAAATCTTAATGACAAAAGAATACAAAAAAGAATAGCAGAGGGAAAAATAGGTGCAAGTCTATATGATTGGTGGGAAATAAATCAAGTAAAAATGAATGCTAATGAAAAAACTCAACACCCTTGTCAAATTCCTGAACAAGTAATAAGAAAAATAATTAAAACAACGGCTGAAGAAAATCAAACAATTATAGATGTTTTTGCAGGTAGTGGCACAACAAGTAAGGTAGCTTATGATTTAGGTTATGATACTATAAGTTATGAGATAGATAAAAAATATTGTGAAATAATAGAAAAAAGAATTAACATAAATCAAATAAAGTTATTATGAAATTAGGTGATTTAGTATATTATATAACAAAGTACACTGGCATCAGGTATGTATGGAAAAAAATTTTTCCTGGATGTAAGTGTGATGAACGCAGAAAAAAATGGAACAAGATAAAACTTTAGACAAAAAAACTTGGGATGAAGTACACGCAAGAATTAACAGTGAAATAACACTAGAAGATTTTAAAGTTATGTGTGAACTACACGCAAAGTATTACAACCATAAATATAGTGAGCCAAACTTTTGTAGTTGTAATAATAAAGAAATTAAAAGATGGATAAAACAAGTGAATGAAGTATTTGAAAAATAATGGTAATGCCATTTCACATAATAGATAATATGGCAAAATTAGATACAATACATCAATTTGAAAAAGCAATAGTTGCGATACTAAATTTGGATGGGTGGAATTTAAAATGGAGTGGTGCAAAGTATGAACATTATGACGCTAAAGGTTATACAGCAAAAGGTTTTCCAGTAGTTATTGAAATGAAATTTAGAAATGATTACTATGAAAATAAGCTACTTGAAAAATACAAGTATGATAAATTGATGGAAATGGACGAGGATATTGTTAAGTTGTATTTTGTAAACGATCCTAATGGCAACTATTTTTTCTGGTTGAACAAATTAGATGTTGGCGAACCTAAAGACTTTTGGTGTCCTGAAACTTCTTTTTGGGGCAGTAAGAAAGTAAAAAAAAAATGCTATCTTTTAAATGAAAAAAAATCTGTAATTAAAAACATAAATAAATGAATATAAACCAAAGACTATATTATGAATCACAATTTAATTTGTTAGGACATACTCTTTGCAAGATGTTTGAAGAATTAGATAAAGAAAACCCTAGAAGAAAAAACTTGGGTAAAATGATGGAATGTTTAACAAATATGTACAGCTTTACAAATACACTTTTAATAGATGATATGTATAAAACTAAAAGAATACAATATTTAGAAAACACCTATGATAAAGACATACAAAAATTAAATAACAAAATAAATGAACTCAATAACACTATTAGATTCAACAACTTGGAAGAAAGCAGATTTGCTGAAAGAAATGGCAAGCG